ATAGTAATGCGTCACGCGATTGCGGATATAATGCGCCACAGATTTCCGATTCCGCCGACCCGTCGGTGAATGATGTAATGGGTTGTGCGCCCAAACGAATAAGTGCGCGCGCGCATATTGCAATGTCATTTAATGCCATTTTGAATGTTCCTTATAATGAATAAAAAATGCCCCCGCGAAAAATGAAAATCGCGAGGGCGGGATACGGACTTTGTGAGTCTTATGTGGAGGGGAATTTATGCCGTAAAGGCAGAAACGCTCACGGCACCATCGGTTATATCATTGACGATATAAAAGACAGTTGATGGCGTACCATCCGTATCCAAAGAGGTAATGACCAAATCATTCTCACGCATCATGTCGGATGCATTGTTAAAATAATCTGATCCTGTCACGGCATTATCGGGTGTTGTGTAATGCCATAGGGTAAAATTATTGGCGTAGGCAAGTACGCTCAAATCGCTAGGGTTAAAAGCCATTGGTGTTTCCTTTCAGAGAAAAATAAAAATTTAAAACGAAGAGAATTTCATTTGGACAAGGCACAAGGGGCGTAGCGTATGATAATACGTGAGCAACGAGTAACGATGTTCCAAATGAACTGCGCCTTGTGACATCATGTTATTCACAAAATGCGCCGCGCGATCACCGTGCCATGTGATATCGGTTTCCACCTCAGCACCAATCGCATGACCAATCGCCGTTTTGTGGAACCAGAAACAAGAGCGAACATCATTACCATCAATCGGCAAACCCGAATGCACCATAAATGTTGTCCCAAGGAATTTTTTGGCTTGTGATCCCTGCCAAGGAAGCTCTTCATTTCCAACATAATCGGCGGATGAAAATTCCTCAATCTGTAATAATTCTGACCATTGCTTTACACCAACAATACAAAACCGTTGACCGTCATCTGGCACTTCGGCACTGCCCAATAATTCATAGGCCTCTAATAATTTTGCCTTTGTCATGCCCGTTGTGTTGTCGGACACGGATGTTGTTGCATTGGATAATGCGGCAATAATCATTTCATCCGTTTTACGACCAAGCGCATATGCACCCGCGGATGCAATGACCTGACGTTCATCATGATTGATTTTAATTTCATCTAATTTATCCAACCAATCACCGGCGTAATAATCTTGCAACGCGACCTCAATCGCGGTGTGTTCCAAATTCATGACGGGCACCATCGCGCCTGATGATTTTGTCATGGCCGTTCCCTTTCCAACCTTTTGGAATGTCACGGATGACCCTTGAACATTGCTGGATGTTCTAACCGTGTTGCGTAATTTTGACCCCATACGTTGATAGGCCGAATGAACCTCGCGTTCAAATTGTTTTACAAATGCTGTATCGACTGACATAGCGTTTCTCCTTTTGATTAATATTAAATTGAAATATCAAGTGTTGGAGGTTGTCACCGTGACACGGTGGCCTGTCGTTAAAATACGTTACCTGAAATTCAGACGCATTTGTGGTCTTGATAAAAATAGTTATAGGATATAATTCCTATGCTGTCAAGATGTTTTTTCATGTGTATGATGATTTTTTCGAAAGGATCCATCAAATCGTGCATGAGTAAACACACCCTGCCCCTGCAAAATTTTAAAATTCTGCGTTCGCCACCATGGGCCATTAATGCATAATTCGGGTGCTTGAAATCCATTGGATGATCGAGTTGACGATGGATTCGCCTCGACATACGGCACAAAAACATTCAACCATTTGTCACGGGAAATAAGCAAACATTGATCGGTAAAATCAATCACGGATGAATCCAAAATATAAAAATCATCTTGTTTTTGAATGACGTTTGGATAAATTTTATCGGGGTTTGATTCAATAAAAACACTTCGCCCTTGAAATCGTTTTGCATTATTGGGTTTTAAAAATCGCTTTATCATTTTTTTAAATGGCTTTGGTTTAGTGCTCGGGCATCCATGTTCCGCAGCGATATAATCATCCGCAATATTTTGAACGTCGTAGTATTTTAAATATTTAGACACATCGGCAAACCCTTCACCAACCATCCAACGGTGACGTATCCGTGCCAAATCGGCGTGGCCTGCGTCCATCAATGCAACCGCATCACGGATGTGATTAATTGCAAATTCCGCGTCTTCGCATAACGGATTATCATTTTGTAGTAATAAAATATAATCAGACGTCATGTTTTGGGCGAGGCGTTTCATACCGCCTGCGATGCCTTCATTCACTCCGCCTGCATATTGCCATCCATAATCATCGGCGATTTTTTTATCCGTGTCGGATATATCAGAAAAATAAATAACCCGCTCGTCAAAGCCATTTAAAAATTCATCAGGATAACTCTCAAGAGATTTTTTCAATGTCTCATGGGCGTTCCAAGATAAAATGCCAAGTCCGATAGTTTTTTTTGCTTTTTGAGGCATTTTGTGCTATAACCATAATTATGAAACAGAAGCAAAATTATAACCCGTCTAACGCAAATGACAACACAACAAATCAACGTCGCCGTTTTCCACGTCGTGATCAGGATATCTGTATGGTGAATGTCGATGGACATCCCTATCCCGTTACGGATTGGAGCCAATGTGGCGTGTTATTCGAGGGCGACACACGCGCCTTTGCCGAAGGGCAAAAGGTCAACATGATTTTACGATTCAAGGTTGGCAACGAAATCGAAGATGTCAAAATCACTGGCGAAATTGTCCGTACAAATTCAAAATTTGTTGCCACGACATTTGATAGCGTTCCAGAGACAACATTAAAATCGTTTGCAAAAATTATTCAAAGTTCTGTTGCTTAGACGTTTCACACAAAGACACTGAGGATGCACAAAGATCACAAATATTTTATATCTCTGTGACCTCTGTGAACACTTTATGCATCTGTGTGAACTAAAATTAATTACTCACCGTAAACATTTTTAAACCCATCGGTGACTTTTGCGATGAACGCGGGGTCTTTGTCTCTCCAATATTTCGGATCGTTCATCATGGATTGCAAATCTTTTTCCGCGTTGGATGATACAGGTTTTCCCTTTGCGCCCAATGTCATTGGTTCTTCGGATTGCATCATTTTATACAATGCCATGATACCCTCATACGAAGAACTCATGCCTTCTAAAACGGTTGCAGGAAGATTTTTTTGACCGAAGGTTAGCATCTGGCGTGATGCCTCGCGCCATTGATCTTCGCCACCGAAATGCTCGACCAATCGTTCGATTTCACGATCCGCCTGAAATTCCGCGGCCATTTCCATGACCAATGGCACCATTTTTTCCACGGCTAAATCATAGACTTCCTGAACTTGTTCCGCGTTAAATCCCTTCCCATGAAGGCGCGTGTTTAATTCGGCGTCTGGTTCGAACAAGCTATCTTTGACTGATATTTCATATTCGTCTGGTGTTGCGGGCACACCCGCGGCGCGTAAAAATCGGGCGCGTGTTTCGTCATCTGTGGGTTCAGGCACAGAATTCGACATACGTTTTTCCAACTCGGTATAGGATTTGACAAGCGCATCAACGCGAATTTCACCTGCCTCAACATCCCAAAATTTATCGGGAAGCCCTTCTGGTTTTGTTTTAATTGTTGCGTTATTATCCGCAACATTTTCGGTTAGTAAATTTTTATCTTCAGCCATGATTATAGGTCTCCTTGGTTATTGAATGGTTGGTTTAAAGTTTCTGGTGATAATTCAGGAAGTATTATATCTTCACGAATAAGGTCGGTTGGCACGCCCAATGCCTTGCCCAAATGGCGGGCGGCGGCGGCAAGGTCGATGGCTTGCGCGGCCTCGGGTCCCATCGCAAGTGTGCTATTTATCCAATATAATGTATTTTGAACATTGCTTTGCCCCTGCCCCAATGCCAATGGCGAACGGTAGTCTAATGTCACCAAACGTCCATCAATATCAATGTCAGGCACCTCGCCCCGACGACGTAAAATGTTATAGGCACGTTGCAATAATGGCGTTAGCAATTCTGATTGTAACCGCCCATATGTTGCGCCCAATAACATTGCCATTTCGGATGATCGTTCCAACACTTCGGTCGCGGTCATTTGGCGTTGGCCAATCATGCCCATACGATCCACCATTAATGCATGACGAATGCGGGATCGCAAGTCATCCAACACAATTTGCGACACATCAAAATTGGATGGCATTTCCAATGGTGTCATGCCCTTTGAACCAACGGCCTTTGGTATAATTGTGCCCGGCGTTAATTCGATGTTGGCCAAATTTATCACACCATCATCATCCGCCTGCCAAACACCGCTGGCGGCGATTGATGCGTTTTTTAAAATTAGCTCGACGACTTTGTTCGCGGTTTTAATATCGGGTAATGTTTTCATCACTGACCCGATGCCAATAAAACAGGCTCACTTTCCTCAATCAAAAACGCAGCATAATCATAGACAAGGTTATTTGGAATAACGGTTTCCAATACCACGAATTCTTCTTTTGAATTTTCCAATCCGCGTTCATAAATTTTGGGTGGTAATTCAACATCGGCGAAACGATTTTGAATTTCATCCAATGTCATTTGTACCTGACGATAGGCCGTGTCCAAACGCCCCGTTCGTGCGCCCTCGTCCAACGAAATTTCGTTTAATGGAATGGCCTTGAATTTAAAGGCGGAATAACCACCTGGTTGTGCCTCTTCAAATAACAAGGTCGCCGTCCCACCGACAACCAAATCCAAAAATGCCTGATGCATTTCGGTTGTGAAGTTTGATTTATCCAAATGCGATTGTAATAACCGCCCTGCCTTCTCCAACGCGGGGGCAAGCAACTCTGAATCCTCCGCCGCCATTTCGGGGCCGGGTGTAAACCCAAACCATTGTGACCATGGCGGTGTTAAATTACCCAACAATGACGCGGCCAATTGTTCCACCGCATCCATTGCCGTGCCATCATAAATATGGTCGGTTCGATTTTGACCACCTGAAAACCCATCAAATGATTCTTGTTGCGGTAGGGCATAATCATAACAATCGCGCCATAACGACACCCACGCATTTCGGCGTGATTTCGCGGTCTCATATCCATCTAAAATTTGCTGCATTATTTTATTCTCCTAATAGGCTTTTTCGTTGTGGAACAAGCGTGTTTGTTTCGCCCAACACACCGCGAAATGAAGTTTGAATGGTGGATGATCGCCCGCGTTGCGATCGCCTGATCACATCCTTAACAACATCTTCGGTTTCTGATGATTGCGGTTGATCAATTGTCTGTGGTTCAAGCGATGTTGGATTAATGCTTGTGCTGGGTGCAACATATTGAACCGATGATATGCTCGGTATTGATGGCGTTGAAAATAAAGATCCCATTTTATGATCCTTTCTTATTTTGAAGTTTGAGTAATTTTTTATAAAGCTGATATGGCGTCATTACCCACCACGAGTGCAACCCAATCATGCGTTTCAATGTTTCAACACATGACACAGGAAACGGTGACATGATTTTGTTGGGCACGGTGATGTCAGGAATTTTCACAACCGTTTTTCCCTGTTCCATATAATAACGTGGAAAATTAAATGATTTTGGATGTGGCAATATTTGCACATCGGTTTTATTTGACCGCGGGTCAATCAACACCCATCGGTCGCCCTGTTGCATCATCATAAAACAATGACGAAATCCACGTTTGAATATTTTCAACATGCGTATGTCTGTGTCATTGGAAAAAATAATCCATGATGATGTCGGTAAATCCAATTCGGATTCAGGGAATAATGCAGGGCGATTTACCATGATTGCATCGCCTCCTTACGTGTTTGGAAATGAATAATTTCTGCACTTAGTGATGGCATCACAATGTCCTTGGCAACAAACACATCATGCAAAATTTCCATCGCCTCACCCCACAATCGTGCCGCCATAATCTCGCGTGGGCGGATGTTGTCGGGGGCAATCATCCGTTCGCCGTAATGACGCAAAATGCGAAAATGATTCATATCCAACCGGCGATGACGACGAAGACGTTCCAAAATTTTTAAAATATCCGATGGTTCGCATGGACGTTTATACAAACCCAAATTTGCCGATATGCGCGCACCCGATTGACGCGCGTCATTGGCCTGCATAAACCAAAACCATGCTTCTTCTGCACTCTCAAATAATGTTATGTTTGTGTCCACCGTCTCTTTTTCCTTTTTTTTGTTCACCTTTTGTTCTATTCTTGCATTGAATAAAACATGGATCATTTCTCTCGTCAAGAACTTTTTTAGGAATATATTCTTATATAATTTTTTGATACAGTGTGGGATAATAGTCCTAATAAAAAATATAGGGCGCACGACACACATGTTTAATCACGATGATATTTGGATAGCGATCGATAAATTGGCCAATAACTCTGGCTACTCAACATCAGGCCTTGCAAAAAAGGCGGGGTTGGACCCCACCGCGTTTAACCGTTCAAAACGCATGAGCCCCGAGGGAAAACCCCGTTGGCCATCAACGGAATCATTGGCAAAGATTCTGGCCGTGACAAATGTGACCATGCATGAATTCACAACCTATATCCAAATTGAAACATCAAACATTTCCAACGCCGTTAAAAAATCAATCCCCGTGATTGGATGTGCGCAGGCAGGTGCGGAGGGGTATTTTACCGATGCGGGATACCCACAAGGCGAAGGATGGGACATGGTTGAATTACCCGGTTTCACACCAAAGGATGACACGACATATGCGTTGGAGGTCAGCGGAGATTCGATGGAACCGCTCTATCGTGATGGTGACATCATCGTCGTGTGCCCCGAATCAAATATCAGAAAAGGCGACCGCGTGGTTGTCAAAACAACTGATGGACAGGTCATGGCCAAGGAATTACAACGCCAAACCACAACAAAAATCGAATTAAAATCATTGAACGCCGACCATAATGACATTATGTTGACGCCATCAGAAATCGATTGGATCGCCCGTGTTTTATGG